TGCATTAAAAAAAGCTGCAACTTATACATTGGCTGTTAAAGCACCACAAACATTACAAGTTGTTGAAGACGGGGATGTAACAAGTACCCCAGAAACAGATGCTCTTAATATTAAAAAGAAAAAAGCAACCGTTCAGAAAAAGATGCAAGCAGCTGATTCTCAGCCGCCAGAATTAAAAGGGCAAAGCAATTCTGAAAGAGGGGAAAGCAATTTGGATCTAACGGCTTTATCAGAAGATGAGTTTAATGCACTCCCAGATGAAACTTTACGTAGATTACGTGGTGACTTTGGGTAACTGGAGAAAATAAAATGACAATAAAAGAAAGGCGTATAAAGCGCCAAAAGAAAAGAATTGAAAGAAAGGTAGCTAGGAAAGTTACAGACCGACAAATAAAAAAAGCTGGATTAAAACCTAGAGAAGGAGTCTCTAAAAGTTTAGCTAAGAAAGGGTTTTCAAATCGTAGCGACAAACTAAAAGAGGGAATAGTACGCAGCCAGCGAAGAGCTAAACTTGAAGCAAAAAAGAAAATTAAAAAGGTGCCAGCTAAAAAGGCGCCAGCAAAGAAAAAACCTCACCCAGCGATGCAAGCTTCTACGAAAAAAAAGAGAAATTTGGCGTAAATATAAGTACACCTATAATTTAGTTTGGTATATCATATAAGTATTCGTTAAGTCAGAACGATATCTGGCCCTGATCGTTTCAGGTTAATCAACGTATTTCGTCTACCTGACGTTAAACGGTTCGAGCTCGCTCTCGTAAAAGTTGCGAATTCGTCCCCCCACGACACGGGGTACACGGATTATTTTGTCACTCCAATAAGTTGACAAGTAATAGTAACGTTTAATAAAAAGGAGAAAATAGTATGGCTAATACTAATTTTGCATCACTGACTACAGAGCAGCTAACTGCTTGGTCACGTGATTTCTGGCGCGTTGCTCGTAACATGTCTTTCATTAACCAATTCGCTGGTTCTGGATCAAACGCAATGGTCCAAAGAATAAGTGAACTTACCAAATCTGAAAAAGGAGCTAGAGCCGTATTAACGCTTTTAGCCGATATGACAGGTGATGGTATAACTGGAGATTACACTCTAGAGGGTAATGAAGAATCATTACGTGCATTCGACATAACCGTTCAACTAGATCAACTTAGGTTCGCCAACAGGCTTGCCGGTAGACTAGCTGATCAAAAATCTGTTGTTAACTTCCGTGAAAATTCTAGAGACGCTCTTGCTTACGCAATAGCTGACAGAATTGACCAGATAGCGTTTTTAACGCTTTCTGGGGTAGCTTACACACAGAAAAACAATGGTGCGTTAAGACCAGTTTATACTTCAGGTCAAAACCTAGGAGACCTCGCTTTTGCTAGTGATGTTTCAGCTCCAACTTCTAATAGACATAGAAGATGGGATGCGACTAGTGGTTTGGTTGCTGGAGATGTCACAGCTACAGTAGCTGCTGATAAACTTTCTTACAACGCAATCGTGGATTTAAAAGCCTACGCTAAAGATAACTACATCCGTGGTTTAAGAGGCGCAGGTAATGAAGAGATATATCATCTTTTCGTAACTCCACAAGTAATGGCTGACATCAAACTTGATTCAGATTTCTTGGCTAACGTCAGGAACGCTGGAGTTAGAGGACCAAGCAACAGCTTGTTCTCTGGTAACTCAAGCTTGATGGTTGATGGCGTTATGATCCATGAGTTCCGTCATGTATTTAATACATCTGGCGCTACTTCTGGAGCATCAGGAAACGCTGGTTCTGCAGGATACAAATGGGGTGCTGACGCTGACGTCAACGGTTCTGCTTGTATATTTGCTGGAGCGCAAGCCCTTGCAATAGCTGATATCGGACTACCAGAAATGGTTGAAGATAATTTTGACTATGGAAACCAAAATGGTATTTCTGTAGGAAAAATATTCGGTTTTAGGAAGCCAAAATTCCAAAGCGACCACAATAGTGGCGTTGAAGACTTTGGTGTAGTTAGACTTGATGTTGCTTACGCATAATCTAGTCGTAATTGAAGTGGGGGCCATCTTTGGGTGGCTCTCCTTCATTTTTTAATTTAAGGAGTAATTATGAAAGTAATAGCAGATCAAGATATGTACATATCTACAACGTGGGGAGCATCTATTAGGTTATATGCTGGGGAAGCAAAAGAGTTAGGGGATGATATTGGATTATTAGCACTACAAGAAGGAGCAAAAAGAGTGGATGAACCTATTCTTAATAACCCATCTTTAATTGCAGAACAACAAGAAGTTGAAGAAGCAATAACAGTGATAGTAGAAGGAGAGAGAGAAGAAAAATTGGTAGAGGCTATGAAACAGATTTTAGAAAATGGCAGCCCAGAAGACTTTACAAGTGATGGTTTACCTAAACAATCTGCGATAAAAGCTATATTTGGTGAGCAAGTAGGTGCAGATGAAAGAGAAGAAACTTGGGCGGAGATAATAGTAAATAAAGAAGAGGAATAATTATGGCGGGTACATTAACAGGAGCTAACTTAATAGATCGTATACAAGATATACTTCAGGACACAACGAGTATTCGTTGGCCTGAGGTAGAATTGTTGCGATATATTAATGATGCACAAAGAGAGGTTTGTAACCTCCGTCCAGAGTCTACAGCGACTACCGCCAGCGTGGCGCTTGTAGTTGGAACTAAACAGTCACTACCTTCGGGTGGTCTTAGACTTATTAAAGTAACAAGAAATATGTCCGCAGCTGGTGGAAGTGCTACTGGTAAAAGAGCAGTACGAATAGTAGATTCAGATATATTAAATACACAGGAACCTAATTGGCATGACCCAGGTGTTTCAGGAGATGCTGCACACACAACCACAGTAAAACATTATATTTTTGACGAAGATGACCCTCGTAATTTTTATGTTTATCCAGGAGCCTCTACTACAAGTACATTTTTAGAACTTGTATATTCTGCCGCTCCAACGGATTTAGGTAGCGTAAGCGCTACTATTTCGGTGGATGATATATTTGGGAATGCGTTGATTGATTACACTTTATTCAGATGTTATTTAAAAGATGCGGAATATGCAGCTAACCAACAACGTGCCGGCACCCATTACCAACTATTTGTTGGCAGTGTTAGCGCGGGCGGGCAAGCTCAATTTAATGTTAGCCCTAATCAAGATGTTATATCCTCACTTCCGGCTTATCCTCAATCTTTACCACCACAAGGAATGAATAATGGCTAGTTTTGAATCTTTTATGAAAGATGTACTACCTTATGTGCCTGGGTGCCCAGACACAGTAGTAGAAAACGCATTGCGTGCTTCTAGCATAGAACTTTGTGAAAAAGCGGCTGTGTACACAAAAGAACTAGATCCTATAAGTACTGTAGCTGGAATTCACGAGTATGAGTTTGGGCAGCCCGTTGGCACCAAAGTAGATAAAATACTTTGGGTTATACATGATGGGGAAGATTTAGAGGCTATTAGCCCTAGAGGCCTAGAATCTCAAAACCCAAAATGGAGAGATAACACAAGTACCCCAAGACATTTTATACAACAAACACCAGATTTATTTTGGTTAGTACCAGTACCAGACACAACTAAATCTAATGCAGTTGTTATGAATGTTTCTTTAAAGCCTTCTAGGAGCTCTAATAATATACTGACTCAAATAGCAGATGACTACAGAGATGGAATTGTATTTGGGGCTTTGTATAGATTATTACGAATGCCCGCTAGGGATTGGTCAGATGCAGCTGCCGCTGCAGATTATGCAGGTATGTTTAGGCAAAATGTGCAAGAGGCTGAAATAAAAGCTCGTAGAGCTGATATAGGTATAGGACGAAAAGTAGCTTATTCTGGTGTGGGTGTTCCTGCGCGTAGGAGATACCGGAGGTATGGATCGGAGAAAGGATAAATGTCTGTAGTTTTTACAAAAATAGCTGAAGATGATTTACAGTTTGTTTATGAAGAAATAGAGGAGCAATTACGATATATAATAAAAAAAAGTTACTCAGATTGGTTACCAGCCGATGTGTATGTAGCTTTAAAAAGTAAAGAGGCAGACTTATATATAGGGTATGAAGGAGACAATAATGTTGGATTTATTATTACAGCCACACAGCAGAACCACGGCGGCGGACCCACTTTATATGTATGGGCAGCTTACCAAGACCCTAAGTGTGGGTATACAAAGAATGGTTTTGAACTTTTGGAAAGGCTTGCAGTGGAGTTACAAGCAGATAATATTGAGTTTCAAACGAGTAGAGAAGGTTGGAGCAAAGTTGCACCAGCGTTTGGATATAAATTAGTTAGTTATGTTTATAGAAAGGATATGTGATGGCAAAAAAACCTAAAAAAGAAGAATACAAAGCTAGTGAAGCAGAAAAAACAAATGCTTCTATAGCTGCAGCTGAGCAAGCTTATTTTCAAGAAACTTATAGCCCTTTGTTAAGGGATATGAGGGATAAAGCTTCTGGGGCGCAAGAAAAGTACACAGATGTTTTACAAGACAGAGCGCAAGCGGACACTATGCAAGCACTTACAGGGGGAAGACCCAATTTAGCTGTAGTTCAAGGCGTAGACTCTGCGGCTAACATGGCATCAGGTGCCGCGGGGCAAATGGCGCAAGCTAGAATGAAAGGAAAAGATATATCAACTACAATGAAAACAGGAGTATTAGGTACAGCCAGAGGTCAACAAGCCGATGCATCTATTGGGTTGAGCGCGGCGTCTAGGATGGCTACAAGTAGTTTACTAGGTGAAGCCAGAAACAAACAAGCAGTAAGAGCTGCCAAAGGTCAAGCCATGGCTGCTGTTGGT